GAAATACGGATTATCTCCGTTATTAAACCGACAGGAGTTTGTTATGACATCTCCACTTGCTGTTGCTGATTGTGCTCCTAGAATTAGAGGCATTAAACCGCCTCTGGAAACTCACCTAATGGTCTTGAGCCATCTGTATAAACATACAAAGCCGCAAGTTCATCCACGGTGTTACAAGCATCTATCAGAGCTTCCATATCGTTTGATGCTGTTCTGACAGCTGCTCTATAAGTTGTTTGTTCTGCCGACACTGAATAACTTTCTACTTCGGTTGCTTTGATAACATGCCAGTCTGTTGGAGTTAATAATCCACTTGCTTGTTTTTTTATAATTTCTTTATGTTTGGTTTTTAAACCTGGAGTAGTAATTCCATCTTCAGTTACATCCGCTAATGCTTTCGCTGTAGCACTTCCATAAGAAGCAGCAGCTACTCCATCAGCAAAAGTAAAAGATTGATTGGTGTTAATATTATATCTTTGATCTTTAAGATTAGTATTATCAACAACCACTTCATAAATGCCAATCGCTTCTCTTTCAGCAGTTGACCATAAAGTATAAATAGCACGAGGGTATTGATTTTCACCAATAGTAATCCCTCTACTAGTATTTAGTGTTTTTGTTATTGAATCATTTTCTACTAATACAAACATATTATGCCACCGTTAAGGCTAAAGTAGCTCCTACTTGAAGCCATTTTGAGTTATGATATCTGAAGACGAATAAATCCGCAAGATCGCCTGTCGCTGTTAAAGTTGGTGCAGTTTCAGAAGGAAATTCAAATACCGCATTCCACGTTAAAGTATTTGTTCCTCCCGCATCTTGAATAACTAATAAAGAAATAAATTGACCCGCTTGGCCGTTAGTTGGTAGTCCTACAATTCTGTTAGCTGTCAATGTAACCTTGGTTATAGGCATTGCTTGTACGTCCCAGGTAATGGTTGCTGCATCTGTTAAACTTGTTTCAGGAGCATAAGCCGCGTCATTAAAGACTACATTTCCCGTACCGTTATTAGTGAAGCTAATATCGCCGTTAGCTGCATCCGTAATTGTAATATTTCCTGAATTGGTTCCTTCATTCGTTTCTAAAACTAAATCATGAGCTCCGTTAGAGCTAATCGTTGCATTTGCTGCTGTAGTACCTACTGTAATTTTTCCTGTTCCTGCAGGTCTTAACTGAAGATTAGAATTTGTTTGGCCTTGAGATGCAATAATAGGTCCAGCAGTTCCTGTTCCTGAATTAGTAATTTTAACTTCATTAAGGGCAGATGCTACCGTATCAAAAACTAGCATTTCAGCGCCGTTAGCATCGGCAATAAAACCTCCGCTTACAAATTTTGGTTCTGTTAAAGTTTTATTTGATAAAGTTTCTGTACCTGTAAGAGTAACAGTTCCCATTCCAACGTCAATAATATTTGGATTAGTACCATCATCAGCTGCTGCGTAAATAATTTTAGTTCCTTTATCTGTAGCTGCCCAAGTAACACTAGAGCCTGAACCAGTGACATATTTAAATTGAACAGTGTATGAACCTGATGAGCCATTTGTTATGATATAAAAAGTTTGAACGTCTAGAGGAATAGTTACTACAGTGTTTTCACCAATTGACCCTGTGAATTTTATAATTCTGTGTGCAAGTGTAGCTCCTGTTGATCCATCAGAAACGGATAATGTAGTAGGAGTTGATGCTATAGATTGCTCTACATAACCACCGGAAATCTGTTCCATGATATTCCAGTTTGTGTTAGTAAGAGTCCCCCACGTACCAGCCTTCTCGCCGGTAGTCATGAGTTGAACGCCTAAACCTGTGTAATTTGAAGCCATATTTTATCCTTAAGCCGCGTGTGTATCTACTGTATATGATGTCGAACCTGTTATGTCAACACTTGTATAGGACGTGGACCCGGTAATAGTGTCATCTTTATAATGTAAAGGAGAAACTATTCCTAAAGTAATTGTTGCAGAAATTCCAGTAAGTCCCATTACATCTGCCGGAGTAATAGCTCCTACGGCGCTAGTAGCTGAAATTCCAGTGAGTCCCATGACTTGTTCGGTAGGAGAAATAGCCCCAACTGCTGATGTTGCTGAAACTCCTGAAGGCTGAACCGTAGGATTAGAAGTAATATTTACACTTCCCTCGCCCGTAGTAGCAGAAAGACCTGTTAAAGTAATTGTATGATAGGATCTTGCCGTAGGAGTTCCTACCGTTATTGTCCCTGAAATTCCAGTTAAAGGAACTCCAAGATTTATATTTACTGATCCTAGCGTAGAAGTTGCCGACTCACCTGTTAAAGTAGTTGTATTATCGGATTTTACAGTTGGAGTACCAAGAGTTGATGTCGCTGAAATCCCTGTTAAAGGAACTCCTATTGCAATTACAGGTGTTCCCAAACTTGTAGTTGCTGAAATTCCAGTAAGTGGAACGGTACCTTCAGTAATAGTGCCCCAACCATTTTGACCCCAAGTTAAAGTTCCCCAACCAGGATAAAACGAAGGGGTTGCTGTTCCTAATGTTGTAGTTGCTGAAAGTCCTGTAAGGGCCACGGTTGGTGAATCGCCCCAAGCTTGATCACCCCAACCAAGACGCCCCCATCCGGTAGTAATTTTTTCTTGATCATTCCATGTTCCTCTTCCCCAAGACATGGCTCCCCACGCTGTTTCCGTGATATCAACAATACCTCCCATGCCAATTCCATGAACCCAACAAGCAAAATAAAAATCAGTTGCAGCTGAAGGTGTAATTTCTATGTAACGGGTAGTGGCTGCATTAAATGTGGATGTATTAGTATAATCGGATTCACTGCTCGATCCGTCTAAATAATAAGTAACACCGGAAGAAATAATTCCGGCTCGCATAGTGCCAAGAGTCTCGCTATTGGAAGTAGAAAATATTAAAGGATGACCATCATTACTTGAGCCTGACTGATCTAAACGAACTGTTCCATCCTCAACCCAAGGGAAAGTAAAACTTGCTGGCTGAGAGCCATCAAATGTAAAAATATTTCCACTATCACCAGTGACATACTGAGTACCAGTTGTTACGGCGACTGTTAGTGTAAGATTAGCCATAAGGAAGGACTCCTTACGCTAGCTGTATGATCGCTGTTGATGCAGCTGCTGCTGGAAATTCAATGGTGAATGTTCCACTAGTAACTGTTTTATCCCCACCAAAATTGATAACAATGACAGATCGATTAAGAGTGAATCCTGTAATAGCAGTAGTATTATAAAGCAAACATCCCCGTGCAGTGAAACTAGCCGATGTCCAGCTGGTATCCGCGAAATCACAAACCGCTGTATCACTATCTAAAGTAACATCAATATTTGTTAAAGTATTTCCTCCACCTGTATATCCGGAAGATGTAGTTGTAACTTCATAAGTATTTGTAGGATCCGCGGTTGCATCTGATGGTGCAGTATAAACTGTTGTTGACTTACTTAATGTTGCTGAGTTGCTTGAATATAAAGCCAATTTAATCGTATTTCCTGCAGCCGTACTTCCAGAAGCATTTAAACAATGTCCTCCTTGTAAAATTTCTTCTTTAAAGCTGTTACAAATATTTGATACTATTGCCATAATTTAATCCTTTGTTAGGGAGACGGTGATTTAACTGGGATACGAATGGTACCATCAGTGTAATCGTCTCGTCTTCTTCTTCCAAGTTGCGCTCCTGCAAACTTCTGTACTTCTTGTTTATACTTGTTTTCATACAGTGTCAACATATCCATCGGACCTTTTAAATATCCAAAAGCCTCTGCTAAGCAACCATATAAAAGGCCGTTATCAAAGTATCTGCTGAGATAAGTCCCAGAGGTATTAGTCACTAGACTTGTAGGTTGTACATTATAATATATTCTAAAAGCATAAGTCGTATCGGGAGTAGGAGCTAAAAGAAGCCCTCCTGAAGTAGAATCTGTTGTTCCTGTGGCTCCCCCAAACATCGCATAATATTTAGGTTGTCCAGTAACATCTTGTCCTGTAAGACCTCCTGCGGGTCCTGTTAATTTTGCTACATATTCTCTTAAATAAGTTTGATCCTTCTTCTGTAAAAAAACTGAGTTCCCTGTGATAGAGGATGTGGAATCAAATACTTCAACACCTCTAACAAAAAGACATCCCGCTGGAGCATTAATAGTGTTATTATCTACGGCAAAATTTCCAGTAGCTGATTCTCTATCGGAGTCCATAGGAAGATCATATAAAATTCTATTTTCTACATTTCCTATAAATCTGCCTAGAATAGCACCAGTAAAAACATTACTGTCTACTTCACAATAACTTCTAATGTCAGCTTCTAATTGTGCGAGTGTATATGCCATAATTATATATATCCTCTTTCTACAATAGTCTTACAACTTGAACAACTTTTCATATATCTTGAATGAACAGTGCAGTGAGTTGGCTTCACTATTTTTTCTCCTACATTTTCTGGGATGGTAGTAGAAGCTTGCCCAAATAATTTTTTAATAAATTTAAACATTATGATCTATCGTTTACGGGTCCACCGAAAACGAAAAAACCTCCTCCTGTTGCTATACTACTGGCAGCGTTGGCTAAAGTAAAACTAAAACTATCACTGACCGGTAACGTTGACGGCTCTCCTGCGTAAGGAATAGTACTGTCAATCTTAGTGATGATATAAGATCCATAAATTTTAGCTCCTGATGTATGAGCTGCCGCTGTTGTTGAAACCGGAGTCGCTCCATAAGAAGGAGCAGCCGTTCCTCGTGTGCAGCCTGTTAAAGTATGAGTGCTTCGTCCAGTATATTCAATGGTTTCACTCGTAATTTTTCCGTATTGTAGTGAAGACTGATCTGTGTCAGTTGCTTCAATAACAATATATCCTGAGGTAGGAAATTCCGAACCATCGGTTAGTACAATAGAAGTATCTGTAGCTGTAATAGTTGTAGCTAACGTCGTACTTAATTCAAAAGTGGAAACGGCTACACCTCCCACAGGATCTTTAACTTGATAGAATCTCACCGCATCTCCAGTCGATCGTTGATGTCTATTTTGATTAACAATAAGTGTAGTGCCTACTTCTGTTGTAAATGGATTATCATTTAACGGAGCAGGTGTAGCTAAAGCTACTCTTGCAGGTCTTGCTCTTTGTAAAGCCTGAGGATCTGCGCTTGTAGGTTTAGGTTGTAGTTGAGGTTGTTTAGGTTCGAATTCTGAAAAATGAACCCAGGCACCATTCCACTCCCTTACCATTTCTAAATAGGGAAAAGCTAATCCAGATCTATCTGAAATAGCAAGTGCATGTTTACCTGAAGAAAAAGTAGTCATAATTAAGCATTAGGATAGTAGACCTTAGGAGCGATATAGGTACTCGTAATATCACCATCTTCTTTTACGGCTCTAGCCAATTCATCCTCGTAATAAAGTTTTAATTCTTGTGATCTTTGTGGCACATTTTTTTGTGATAAATAATAAGCTAAGCCCGCTGTCATGCAGGGTGCAAATCGATAAGGCACATTAGATGCATTGCCATAAGCACCCGCGTCTTGAATTCTTCTGTTATAATATATATTTAATTTATTTCCGTCCTGGGCTGCACCCGGCGTTAAATATAAAGTTAATGTTGTTCTATCAATAAATCTTTGAATAAAAAAAGAAGTAGGGATTCCCTTGGCACTTTTATTAGAATAACCCTGATACTGAGATCGGCTTACCTCCGTCATAGGTGAATCAATACTTGTAGAAGTTATTCTGTAATTAACTTCTAATATGTTATCCATTCCAGTTGCATGCTGAGTGACCGCATCAGCGCTTGAATGAGTTGCAGCCGTAGTACCATTAGATCCACGAACAGCTCCTGTAAGATTCGCTGCTCCAGTTGCTGCTGATTTTCCCGTGTATCGAATCGTTTCAGAGTTAACGGTAATCGTTCCTCCTCCTTGATCAGCGCCAGGCATATCCGTGACTTCTGTTAAAGGAATATCTGTAACAGATGCATTAATTCCTGCAGATAAAGTCGTTGTTAATCCTTGAGACGCTCCATCGGCCGGGGACCTGTAAGTTGTATAAACATTCGTTCCCTCGACTAAAGTAAAACCTTGGTTTGCTATTTCCCAATAATGAAGTCCTCTATTACTCCATTCAGAAAGTAAAAGATTTAAAGATCGTTTAGCTGTTTTTAATTGATAACCTGAAACGTTTTGTAGACCAATTCTTTCGTAAGCTTCTTCTACGATCTCATCAATCGGAAGAGTCTTGTCAAAAGTGTATGAGTGAGAAGTAGTGTTAGCCACAAATCCTCCTAACCGTAGAATACTGTAACTTTATCTACGCCGCCAGTAAGTTTAGCATAAGCCCCATTAGGACAATAAATTCCATTACCTGGAACATCTATTTGATAAACTACCGGTTCACCTGCTGTTCCTGATCCTATCGGTACATCGAATTTAGCGAGAACAGTTGCAGTCACACTACCATCTCTAATTTCAATAGTACCTAAAGCTGCCTCACTACAATAATAAATTCCAAGAACCCTAGCGGGTCCTGCAAATATGTCTGCTGAACCTGTAAGATGTGTTGTTTTTACATCTACTGAATAACCACTCATAATTTTTATCTCCTTAGTCGTGAGCTCCCGAAGGAGCTCACATTATTTTATTAACTTAGGTTATTATTTTGTTGGTACAAAATAGTAGCTCTAATTTCACCATCACTCGTAGCACCAGTACTCGTCCACGTCAGTTTTAGGTCTGCAGTTCCTGTATCAGCCCAAGCCAATGCACCACCAGCTTCTGTTGTTGGATATGCTCGTCCAACTCCTGAAGCGATTGTCACTGAATATGAGTTGAGCAAAGAAGTATTCCCACCAACTGTATCTCCAATACTGAAAACACACGTAGCACCAGCCATTACTGTAGGCTTGTCAAGTACTATATCAACGATTTGTGAGTTAGCTGGAATAACGACAGTAGTTGTATTTGCAGTAGAAGCTCCACTATCAAGTGTAGCGCCCGTTGAAAATGTCTGTGCCATTACCACTTGTCCTGTGTTTTTAACATTTGAACCAAGTGTAGTTCCAGTTGTGTTTGAAATCGTTCCCGCTTTTATCGGTCCCGAAAATGTAGTTGTTGCCATTTTATAATCCTCCTAGATTATACGAATACTGTCTCTAGGTCGTCGACTATACGCGTCAGTATTCATTAAATAATGTATAGTGCTTTATCTATAACGCAGTTTTTCGTTCAGCGCAAGGTATCCCTACAGAAATGTATGATTTTTGATAGCGCTTAAGTGGCTATCGAGACTTCGGGCTTGGCTTCGTTTACTTTAATTTGAAGAGTATCCGCTTCAAACTCTTGGGCAACGATCTCTTTGATAATATCCTGGATTTTTTTATTAATTTCGATCATCCTGATATTATGCTTCCCGTCCTTCAGATGCTCTTGTTGCCACTCTAGTTCCAAGGACCGTTTCGTATTGTAAAGGTCTTCGGTCATTACTAACCTCCTCATAGGTTATCCATTTACCACGTTTAGCAGTAAATCCATCTTTGTCGAACTTTACCTCATTTTTTCCCAGTTTGTCAAGGATTGAATTTTCTATATCTACAGCAGTATCCTTACACTCAACGTTAAAGTTAGCATAATAGCCGTGATATCGAATTTGTACTCGGAAGTTTTTCATAGTGAATTTCTAGCTTTATTTAGTAAATGGGGCAGTTTTAAGGCCGCCCCATTAATTTTCTTTAAGTATTACGCACCTTCAACACCGAAGATACCTCTAGGGTCAGATACGCCAAAAACGTATCTTGCTCTAGCTTTGTATCTTACGTTGCCAGTATCGAAATCGCCTTCCATCTTAGTTGTAAGAGGGGCTCTGTCGAAATGTTTCATACCATTAGGTACATCTGTAATTATGTACCAAGAGTCAGTATCTGTTAGATAATTATTCACTCTATAACCTTGAGGAATCATACCTAATGATTTGACTGCATTGATATCATTATCAGCAGTTCCTACTCTACCTTGAGATTTCATCAATCTCTCAGCAGTGAACTGATTAGCAGATGGGACAATCATCTTCACACCTTTAGCAGCGATTTTTAAACCACGTTCATCAGTTAGCGCAGCAATATCAATTAATGCTTGCTCCAATGAAGTTTCGTTTAAATCCGACTGCGTAGTCAGGGTATTTGAAAAACTCCCTGCTAGCGTTGGGTGATCAGTGCTAAACAAGGATTTTGCATCTCCTGAATCATAGTTGTCTGTTGTAGGCAACCCTTGAATCAAAGGAAATACTGCTTTTACTTGCTTAGTGTTCGCCATCGATCTTGCTAGTGCTTTTGTGTATCTAGAAGAAAGTTTGTCGTACAGGTTATCTTCAATAGCTTCCTCAGTGATTGCAAAAGCGAGAGCAATTGTCTCGTTAGTGTATCTTGCTGTGAAAGTTTCTTGCGCTTGATCAAAAGCAACTCCAGATCCTTCTGGTTTTACTAATGCGTTAGCGAAACCTGACAACATAACTTCTTCTTCAAAAGCTCTGTCAGATGATTCAGTCGTATAAATCTCCGCCGACTGATTTTCGTATTGTTTGTACTCCAGGCCAAATAAGGCATTTAAACCTGGCTCTAGTTCTTTGACTAGTTGATTACGTGATATTGCCATAATTTATCCTCCTTATATTCCAATTGAGTTACTACCTAGAATGTGATTACACAACATAACTCTCCATACGCTTCCGCTTACAGATACGTCTTGATTGTCTAAATCTCTAGATATTCCCAGTAACTTCACCTGATTTACCACAGTAGTTGTCACAGCACCGATTGTGAAACCCGAAAGATAATTCGGTGCTCCAGAACCAGCATTGTCTACTATTGGTGCAGTATTTGCTACATTAGCCTGCGTCAGTGATGTTAGGTTAGTACGCATTTCAAACATTGTTTGCGGATTGTCATCGACAAGAGCAATCATGTCTGTTGCGGCGTTACTAGGTGCCCAGTTGGACCATGTTGGCTTACTTGTAGTGGGATCAGTATAAAACGTCCCGTTTAGTGAACCTAGTGCATTAAGAACTCCAGCGCCTGCCGTACCTACGACAACGTATCCTGTAGATGCTAATAAAACTAAGTCATGATGGTCGATTGCTGTACTTGATGCAGCTATCTTCCATTCGCCTAAACCGGCGTTATGAGCCCCCTGGTGTACGTTTCTTAAAGGTCTCAAACCGAAACCCGTCGTA